CACGAACTTGATAAACTAAATAATGAACCGACTGAATCTAGTGGCGTCACGAATAATAACCTCTTTGTCGGTTCGACTTCTGAACTTCAGAAAATGCTGGCGAAGAAGGTAGATAATGACTGACGGATATAATGGAAACTCTCTGGTTAAGAGAGACGGTGTAACTCATAACTACACCAAAGAAGAAATCACCGAATACCAAAAGTGTATGCGTGACCCTGTGCACTTCGCAAAAACGTATGTGAAAGTTATCAATCTTGATAAGGGGCTGGTTCCGTTTGACTTATATCCATACCAAGAAAAAATGTTTGAGCATTTCAACGATAACCGGTTTAGTGTTGTTCTTGCATGTCGACAGTCTGGCAAATCTATTTCGTCGGTCGTTTATATTCTTTGGTATGCGATCTTTCACCCCGAAAAAACTATTGCAGTACTTGCTAATAAAGGAGCTACTGCAAGAGAAATGTTATCTCGAGTTACGTTAGCTCTTGAGAATCTTCCGTTCTTTTTACAGCCCGGTTGTCGAGTATTGAATAAAGGTTCACTTGAGTTCTCCAATAATTCGAAGATTATTGCGTCGGCTACATCCGCATCTTCTATTCGTGGTCAATCAGTTAACTTGCTATTCCTTGACGAGTTTGCTTTCGTTGAGAATGCCACAACTTTCTATACCTCGACCTATCCCGTAATCTCATCTGGTAAAGAGACCAAAGTTATTATTACATCTACGCCAAATGGAGTGGGTAATATGTTCTATAAGATATGGGAAGGTGCAGTACAAAAGGCAAATGAGTTCGCTAACTTCAGAGTTGATTGGTGGGATGTGCCTGGCAGAGATGACGCATGGAAAAAGCAAACGATATCAAATACATCAGAGACTCAATTCATTCAAGAGTTTGGAAATCAGTTCGTCGGTAGTTCTTCAACACTTATTACAGCGGATTGTCTTCTTGGCTTAAAAGCTAAAGAACCAATTAAAACTATTAGAGATGTTAAGTTATATGAATTACCCCAAGAGGGGCATGAGTATATAATGATGGTAGACGTTTCAAAGGGGCGAGGCCAAGACTATTCTACATTTACTGTAATTGATATGTCTTCAAGACCGTTTAAACAAGTGGCTGCGTATAGAGATAACATGATCTCGCCTTTGTTATTTCCAGATATTATTGTGCATGCTGCTAATTATTATAATGAAGCTATTGTAGTAATTGAAAGTAATGACGCTGGCCAAGTAGTATGCAATGGAGTCTACTATGAATTAGAATATGAAAATACATTTGTTGAATCGGCTATTAAGAAAGGTGGCATTGGGGTTACCATGACTAAAAAGATTAAACGAATGGGGTGTTCTAATATGAAAGATTTGATAGAACAGGGTGGGTTAGAATTGGTTGACAGTAATACTATTTTAGAGCTATCTACATTTGTACCAAAAGGGTCGAGCTATGAAGCAGACAAAGGCGCTCACGATGATATGGTGATGAACCTAGTTATGTTTGGCTGGTTTGTATCTACAGAAGCGTTTGGAGATATTGATGAAGTAAGTTTAAAAGATATGCTTTACAAAGATAGAGAAGCTATGGAAGATGATTTATTAGATTTTGGTTTTTACAATAATGCCAGCACGAGTAATGATTACAGCGATATGCTTGATGAGCAGCGCGCTTGGAGAGATTTGTAGTATTATAAATAGAGATATTGAAATAAACTTGCAATGATAACACTTATTAATTAACTGAAAACAAGAGGAAACAATTATGGGATTCTTAGTATCACCCGGAGTCGAGGTAAAAGAAATCGACTTAACGAACGTAATTCCTGCTTTGTCGACATCGATCGGCGGATTCGCAGGAGAGTTCAAATGGGGTCCAGTTGATGAACTAATTAGCATTAGTTCCGAAAACGACCTATCAGAGGTTTTCGGTAAACCCGATGCCACAGTAAGTAAGTCTTTCTTACAAGCTGCTGGCTTTTTAAAATACGGGAATACCTTGAAAGTCTCTAGGGCAATAACGCCCCTTAGTAGTGGTGACACAGTCGCGGCATCCGACACCGTATCAGCAACAGCTGGTAACAGAGGAAGCGATCTGATTGAAGCCAATTATAAAACGCAAATTAAAAATCTAACAGATTTTTATGCCAAACAAACAGCAATCAATAAAGGTGTAACTTTTGTTGCACGCTGTCCCGGCGAATATGGTAACTCATTGAAGGTTATTATATCTCACGGAACAAACGGATACCAATCAGGTAGTGATACTCCAATTAATTTGGATTTAGCTACAGTTCAAGCAAACTTCGATGCAGCAGCAGGCTCACTCAATACTAAAGATATTAGTGGAACATCTACCGCGCTGGCAGATGAAATTCATGTTCTTATCATTGATGAGGATGGTTTAGTAACAGGCACACCTAATAACGTTGTTGAGAAATATCAAAGTCTTTCTCTACTATCAGACTCTAAAGAAGCTGACGGTAGCTCGAATTACTATTATGATGTAATCAATCAAAGTTCACAATATGTGTTTGTCAATAAAATCGGTGACGCTACCGATGGACTATTCACTGGAGCTGATGCAACTATTGGTAATGCTACAGCAGCAATTGATGGTAATGCAGATACAGACTCTACCTCTGATTTAGATACAGACGATTCGGGTTACTTTGCAGATGGTCTTTATGTAGACCGTTTGTCAAATGGACAAGATGGAACAGTTGGAACTGCTGGTTATTTTGCTGCTATCGATTTATTCGAAGATGCAGATACAGTAGACGTTAATCTACTGATGGCAGGTGCAGGACTAGTCGATGGTGATACTCAAATCTCGATTGATAATGACCTTATTCTATGTGCATCAACTCGTAAAGATTGTGTTGCTTTCGTCTCACCAAATGTTGGTGTAGGAGATGCAACTACAGCAGCCGATGCAGATGCGGTTGAAAAGGCAACTACAGAAGCAGACAAACTGAAACGAGTATTGGCAAAACGGAATGCGTTGACAAATATGAATAGCTATGCATTTATGGATAGTTCACCAATATATGTCTATAATAAATACGCCGATAATTATGAATATATCGCAGCATCCGGTCACATGGCCGGACTTTGTGCGAGAACAGATGGTACAAATGACCCTTGGTTCTCACCAGCAGGATATAATCGTGGTAATCTATTAAGCGTTACTAAGTTAGCATTTAATCCAAACCAAAGTTCAAGAGATAGCCTCTATAAAGCTCAAATCAATCCGGTTTGTTCTTTCCCTGGTCAAGGCATCTTACTATTTGGTGATAAGACTGGACAAGTCAAAGCTTCAGCATTCGATAGAATTAATGTTCGTAGATTGTTTATCGTTCTTGAAAAAGCGATTTCTACTGCATCTAAGTTTTCACTATTCGAATTGAATGACGAGTTTACTCGCGCTCAATTCCGCAATCTAGTGGAACCATTCTTGAGAGATGTCAAAGGTCGACGTGGAGTTACAGACTTTTTAGTTGTCTGTGATGAAACAAATAACACTGGACAGGTGATTGATACCAATCGTTTCGTTGCAGATATTTATATTAAACCCGCACGTTCTATCAACTTCATTACGCTCAACTTCGTGGCAACACGTACAGGAGTTGAGTTCTCTGAAGTAGTAGGCGGCTAACATAAGAAAGGAAAAATACAATGGCTATTTTAGGAGTAGACGACTTCAAAGCAAAATTGACAGGTGGAGGTGCACGCCCAAATCTGTTCAAAGCTACAATTAACTTCCCTGCTTATGCTGGTGGAGATAGTGAGTTCACCTCATTTATGGTTAAAGGCGCTGGATTGCCTTCATCTACAATCGCGAATATTGACGTACCATTCCGTGGTCGTCAGTTGAAGATTGCTGGTGATAGAACATTCGAACCTTGGACTATTACTATCATTAACGATAGTGAAATGAAGGTTCGCAACGCGTTTGAAACTTGGATGAACGGAATCAATGAGCACGTGAATAACACGGGCCTTCAAAATCCAACCGACTATCAAGCTGACATGATTGTTGAGCAACTAGGTAAAGATGGATCAGTAACGAAAGAATATAAAATTCGCGGGGCTTTTCCAACCAACGTTTCTCAAATTGAATTGAGTTATGATACAAACGACCAGATTGAAGAATTCACAGTTGAAATCAACTATCAGTACTGGGAATCTAATACAACCTCTTAATTAAGTTAAGAAGTTAAGTTACAAAACTCCTCTTGAAAAAGAGGAGTTTTTTCTTGTGTACTTGAGCGAGTAAAACATATAAATAGTATTATGGAATTATTCGGATTTGAAATAAAGAGACGTATCAATCGTGGTGAAGACGAGACTGAAGAGCAGGAGTCTAATATAAAGTCTTTTGTACCTCCGGTGTCAGACGAAGGCGTAACTACAGTATCCGCAGGTGGATATTTCGGACAATATTATGATATTGATGGAATGGACGGTGGCAATACTGACCGTGAGATGATTTTTAAATATCGCGCGGCGGCAGAACAGCCAGAAACGGATAATGCTATCGACGATATTATTAATGAAGCTATAACCGCAAGTAATGTTGGAACACCAATGTCGCTTAATTTAGATGACTTAGAATTTGAAGAAGAACTTAAAAGAAAGATTTTAAATGAATTTGATACGGTTTGCAATTTGTTTAAAATACAAGAATTTGGTTCTGACTATTTTAGGAAATGGTATGTTGATGGAAGAATTTATTTTCATATTGTAATTGACAGTAACAACCCTAAAGAAGGTATAAAGGATTTGCGATATGTTGACCCCGTTAATATGCGGAAAGTCAGAGAAGTCAAAAAAGAAGTCGATAAGCTAACTGGAGTAACTGTTGAAGAAAAGGCTGAAGAGTATTTTGTATATAGCGAAGACGCTACTACTAATCACATATCGTCTTCAGCCTCAGCTGATACTATTAGTGGAATTAAGGTTGCACCAGAAGCTATATTATACCAGACCAGTGGTTTAATGGATTCTTCTCGGTCTAAAGTACTGTCACACCTTCATAAGTCAATTAAGATTATTAATCAGCTTAGAATGCTTGAAGACGCGTTGGTTATATATCGTATATCAAGAGCGCCTGAACGGAGAATCTTTTATATTGATGTTGGCAATTTGCCAAAGGGTAAAGCTGAAGAGTATGTAAGAAACATGATGTCTCAGTATCGTAATAAAATTGTGTATGATGCGTCATCTGGTGAGGTTAGAGATGACAGACGTCATAAATCAATGCTTGAAGATTTCTTCTTGCCAAGACGAGAAGGTGGTAGAGGCACCGAAATTACAACATTGCCTGGCGGCGAAAACCTTGGCCAAATTGATGATATTTTGTTTTTCCAAAAGAAACTATACAAGTCATTGAATGTACCATTAAGTCGCCTTGATGCTGAAAGCGGTTTTCAGGTAGGAAGAGCTACAGAAATCAATAGAGAAGAGGTTAAATTTAATAAGTTTATCCAGAGGCTTAGAAAAAGATTCTCTAGCTTATTAATTGATGCTCTAAGAACACAACTGATTCTAAAGGGAGTTATTAATGAAGATGACTGGCAAGGTATTTCGGAAAGTATTTATGTTGACTTCTTAAAAGATAACTATTTTGCTGAACTAAAAGAGTTTGAAATTATGCGAGATAGATTTGATATGATGTCACAGGCTGAGTCTCTTGTTGAGCAAGGATATTATTCAAAAGAATGGGCTCGTAAGAAAATCTTAGGACAGGATGATCAAGAGATTGACATGATCGATAAACAAATTGCCGATGAAAAAGCAGAAGACGAAGGCGAAGGCGATGAGGCGATTGATGATCTGATTTCTGACACTGAAGCTGATCGCGGCGAATTAGAAAATGAGCTTGGTAGTGAATCAGGCTCATTAGAATCAGATATTCTAAAATAAAAGACACAACTAAATACACACGGTTGAAATCACTAAACGTATAAATATATGTATACTGAAAAAAGTAAAAACATGAAAGAAATAAATAATTTATTGGGCTCTTTGTATAAGGGCGACACCGAAGGCGCTACTAAGTCTTTTGAAAAAGCATTGAACTCTAAAAAGAGCGAAGCGCTTAGTGTTAAAAGAGTAGCGGTATCGGCTAACATTTTTAATCAAGCACAAGAACGATGAGATTAATAACAGAACATTACGATAATTTAAATTATCTTACAGAAGAAAAGGATGGCAAAAAACATACTTTCATTGAAGGTATCTTTATGCAGGCTGCAAAGAAAAATAGAAATGGCCGAGTCTATCCTAAAGACATTTTATTCGATGCCGTTGAAAAATACGTCACCGAACAGGTTAGTCAAGGACGTGCGGTGGGAGAGTTAGACCACCCAGAAGGTCCACAAATTAACCTCGATAAAGTTTCACACAAAATCACCGAATTAAAATTTAATGGTGATGATGTTGTTGGAAAGGCGCAAATTCTTAACACCCCTATGGGTAAGATCGTTGAAGGTCTTATTGAAGGTGGAGTTAAGCTTGGCGTCTCTAGCCGTGGTATGGGAACAGTTGAGAATAAACAGGGAGCTACGTATGTCAATAGTGACTACATACTCTCTACAGTAGACATTGTCCAAGACCCCTCAGCCCAAGGTGCTTTCGTAGATGGCATTATGGAAGGCGTAGAGTGGATATGGGATAATGGAATATTGAAAGCTCAGCAACTTGAAAAATATGAGACTGAAATTCGTAAAGCCTCTTCCGCAGAACTAGCTTCTGTACAAGAAAAGGTATTTAAGGATTTCCTCTCCAAACTCTAAAAATATAGGAAAAATAATTATGGCCGAAAATCAAAAAGAACAAAAATCAATGCTAGAAACTATTTCTGGTATCGGTGGCCTTGAGTCCGAACTCCTAGAGAATGAAGAGGTAGAATCCAAAGCAGCAGAAGCAGTAGTTGAAGAAACTACTGAAGAAGCTGTTGAAGAGGCTGCAGTCTTTAAAGTATGGGGCGAAGATGAAGATCAAGGTGCTGAAGACTCAGAAGAAGGTGATGACACTGAAACTGAGAAAGAAGAAGACGTAACTGAAACTGAAGAAGAAGACGGAATCGAAGGTTCTGCCGAAGTATCTGAAGATGAAGTTGCAGAAGACGAAGATGGCGAAGAAGAGCAAGAAGACGAAGACGAAGACGAAGTTGATACTGATGAAGTAGAAGTTGAAGCAGATGATGCAGAAGACGACATGGAAGACGAAGTTGAAGACGAAGTTGTCGGTGACGACGATGGCGAAGACGACGAAGACGACGATGACGACGATATAGAAGAGGTAGAGGAGTCAGAAGAAGACGACGGAATCGAAGGTTCAGAAGAGCCGAGCGATGATGTTGATTCTGCTATTAACCAAATCTCTAAAACAATCACCGCTGCAGCTACAGCTCATGCAATGAAAAAAATCGAAGCTAGTTATGGTTCAATGAAAGAAGACTTAGACGCACTCTGTGCTGAAGACGATTCTTTAACTGAAGAATTCAAGACTAAAGCCTCGACTATTTTTGAAGCTGCTGTAACCTCAAAGGTCAGAGAACACGTACAATCGATCGAAGAATCTTATGCTGATTATGTATCTGAAGAAGTTAATGAACTTCATGAAGGTCTTATCGATAAGATTGACAGCTACTTAACTTATGTAGCTGAACAATGGATTGAGAAGAACGAAGTTGCTGTTACTAATACTCTTCGCTCGGATATTGCAGAAGGCTTTATGTCTTCTCTTAAATCCACATTCATCGAACACTATATCGAAATGCCAGAAGGTAAGACAGATATGTTCGACGAAGTAGCTCAACAAAATGCAGAACTAACCGAAGATGTTGAATCAAAAGAAGAAACAATCAATGCACTTGCTGAAGAAGTAATTGTTTTGAAGAAAGCTTCTCTTGTCACTGAACTATCTGAAGGTCTAGCCGATACTGATGTTGCTAAGTTCAAAGAACTTACTAAAGATATCGTATTTGAATCGGCCGAGGCGTTCTCCAAGAAAGCTAAAATCGTTCGTGAATCTTATTTCTCGAAGAAAAGTACAGTTGCAGAAACCGTAAAATCTGAAAACAAAAATACAAAAACCGAAGTCATGGTAGAAGAAGTGAAAGAAGAAAGTGATGGACTTTCACCTCTAATGAGTCGGTATGTCAATGCTACCGCTAAATTAAATAGCGAAGCATTTTAACCCATAATCACATTTAACTAAACTAACAACAAATAGAAAAGGAATTATTAAAAATGTTTAATTCAGAAAATGCTCAAAAGAAGTGGGCTCCTCTATTGGAACATGGCGATTGCGCACCAATTAAGGACTCATATCGTAAAGCGGTTACTGCCGTTTTGCTTGAAAATCAAGAAAAAGCTCTGCGCGAAACCGCATCGCACTCTAGTTTTCAAATCAATGAAACTAACGATACAGTTGCCGGTTCTGCACAGAACTTCGACCCAGTATTGATTGCTCTTGTACGTCGTGCTATGCCATCGCTTATTGCGTATGACGTAGCTGGTGTTCAGCCAATGAGTGGACCAACTGGTCTTGTATTCTCTATGGTATCTCAGTACAAAGCTAATACAGCTACTGGTGTAACATCTGGTGCTGAAGCGCTATTCGATGAAGCAGAAACTGCTTTCTCTGGTGATTCTCCAGGTACTGGTCATTCAACTGCTGATGGTGAAGCTCTTATCTCTACTGCCACTGATGGCACTAAGATGAATGCAATGGGCTTCGAGATTCGCAAGTCTAGCGTTGAAGCTAAGACTCGTGCTCTTAAAGCTGGTTACACAATGGAACTTGCACAAGACCTTAAAGCAATTCATGGTCTTGATGCTGAAGCTGAACTTGCTAATATCCTCTCCACTGAAATCCTTTCGGAAATCAATCGTGAGATGATTGACAGAATCAAGTCTGATGCAATCGATACTGCTATCGGTTCACCATCTACTGGATTCGATGGCGATACAGCTAATGACAATCTTGGCGCTCGTTGGGCTCAAGAGAAGTTCCAAGCACTAGCATATCAAATCGATAAAACTGCTAATGCAATTGGTGTTGCAACTCGTCGTGGTAAAGGTAACTTCGTTATCGTATCCCCAAATATTGGTTCAGCTCTTGCCGCATCTGGATACCTCCAGTATGGTGAAGCTCTTGAGAAGAATGGTCTTAACATTGACGCTCAAGTATCCACATTTGCTGGTACACTTAACGGTTCGCTTAAAGTCTATGTAGACCCTTATGCAGCTACTGAAACAGTAGTTGTTGGATATCGTGGAGCTTCTCCTTACGATGCCGGTCTATTCTATTGCCCATACGTCCCACTCACAATGGTGAAGGCTGTAGGCGAGGAAGACTTCCAGCCACGTATCGCGTTCAAGACTCGTTATGGCATGACAGCAAATCCGTTTGCTCAAGCTTATACTTCTGGTCAGAACGACAGTCCTTTCGCACCGGGTGCAAATCCGTACTTCGCGAAGTTCGACGTTACAGGTCTGTAATCTTTACGAAAACTAAAGATTCTTTTAAGGGGGCTCCTAACGGGGCCTCCTTTTTTGTATAAATAGATATATGAGTAATCTAACAGACAATTTAAACATGCTTTCACCTGGCAATTTTAAGGTGACTATCGACTCAAAAGAATTTGCTAATGTGCAGTTCTTCTGTACGGCGGCCAATGTACCAGCGGTCTCGGCTTCTGAAATATTGCAGGGGTATGGTAATAGAAACTCGTATTTTCCAGGTGACACTCTAGAGTACGGTACATTTGATATTACTTTCATTGTCGATGAAGAGATGCAAAACTATATCGAAATACAGAGTTGGATTAAAAAGAATGCTGACCATAATGTAAGCACGACTAAAAAGACTAGCTTTAACCACGAAGAAAAGCTAAAAGATATTACGCTATCTATTCAAACTAATAAAGCCACAATCAATAAACAAATACGATTTGTTGATACATTTCCTACTTCATTAGGAGACTTAAGTTTTACAACTCAAGATACTTCAGTTGAATATGTAACGTGTTCGGTAACCTTTAGGTATAACCGGTTCGAGTTTATTAGATAATTGTCTTTACAAATAGCACACTTTGTGTTATAGTATATATTATGTCTAGAGATTTGAAAGAAGAATTCACTAAAATTTACAGAACAAATCGCTGGCAGAGCAATGAGAGTAGAAGCGGCAAAGGAAGCGAACTCGCACAAACTAAAACTATTGTAAATAAAATTCCAACTTTAATAAAGACGTGGGAAATCAAGTCTATGTTGGATATTCCGTGTGGCGACTTCAATTACATGAAAGAGATTGATTTAGCATGCGATTATATTGGTGCAGATATCGTAGAACCTTTGATAGAACAGAATCGCATTACGTATAAAGACATAGACTTTAGATGTCTTAATGTTATATCAGACACTCTTCCGACGGTCGATCTAGTGTTGGTTCGTGATTGCTTTGTACATTTATCAAACCACGACGTTTCTACGGCTATCGCAAATATCAAAAGAGCTGGTGCAAAATATCTTCTCGTTACATCTTTTCCTAATACGCGAGTTAATTTAGATTTAAGAAAGGCTGGGTGGAGAAAATTAAATATGTCAGCTGAGCCATTCAACCTACACGCTTCAGCAACTATTAACGAAGATTTCTTTAAAGACCACAATAGTGACAAATCTCTTATCTTAGTTACCCTTTAACAAAAATTATAAATAATACTATGGAAAATAATATTGAAATGATAATCGCACTAGCGGTCGCAGTGTTTGTTGCATTCTGCTATTTTAAGACTAAATGACTATTGATCAAATACTAGAAATGTGGAAGAAAGATGCTCCGATTGATGATATCGATTTGGACAAGTCTTCTACTGATACACCAAAGCTTCATTCAAAGTATCTTGAAATATTAACTGTATCTAAACTACAACTTAAGAGATTGAATCTAAAG